GTGGTTCAGGTGGTGGAGCAACCTATGGCGCACCCAGCAGCGGTACAGGAAATTCTCCTGGTGGTAACGGTGGTTCCATAGGTTCCAACGGCTCTGGTGGCGGAGGAGGTGCAGGTGGTAATGCGGTTAGCAGTCCAACTGGCCCAAGACCCGATGGTGGAGTAGGAGTATCAAACTCCATTTTAGGAACTCCATATTTTTGGGGTGGTGGAGGCGGCGGAACACAAAATTCAACACCGGTTAATGGAGGTAATGGTGGCAACGGTGGCGGTGGCGGCGGCAGTGCGTTTGCGCCAGGCCAGACTGGTGGTACTGGAGGCGCAGGATTAAATTCTGGTGGAAATGGTACTGCAAGTAATGGTGATGGTACAGGTACTATTAACCAAGGTGGTAATGGTGGTTTCTCAACAGGCGGCGGCGCAGGCGGTTCGGGTTCTGGTCGAAATAATACAGGTGCCACAAATTTTGGATCAAATGGTGGTTCTGGTATCGTAGTCATCAAAACCAATCAACCTATTGGTACAGCTGAAGGTTCCCGTGGCGGTTACTTCATTAATTAATCAACTAAATAAAGTATTAAATATTTTTTTAAACAAAGAGGAGTTTTAAACAATGGCACATTTTGCACAACTTGACGAAAACAATGTTGTTCTTCAGGTCATCGTGGTCGACAACAAAGATACGGCAGATGCCAATAGTGTAGAAAAAGAACACATTGGTGCTGCTTTTTGCGAGAAGTTGTTGGGCGGTACATGGAAACAAACATCGTATAACGGTAATATTCGTAAACACTATGCAGGTATTGGTTTCAAATACCATGCAGACATTGATGCGTTTGTCGCACCAAAACCATATGCATCTTGGGTTTTAAATAACACAACTGCACAATACGAAGCACCAGTTGCTAAACCTGCAACTGAATTACCTCAAGGTAAACAATATAGTTGGAATGAATCTACAACATCTTGGGATACAGTAGATTATCCAGGCGTTTAATTTAATTATTGGAGTTTAAATATGAATGTGGATGAAATTGCAAAGAATTTTACAGGTGAAACTGCAATGCCTTTTGGTATCGATACAGTTATCAAAACATTGCGACCTGGTGCTAAATGGGATGTAACTGTTGCAGGTGGTGAATATACTTTCACTCGTTGGCAAGATGACTCTGGTCAAATGCCTCCAACAAAGCAAGAAATTGATAAAGAGTATGCGTTTCAAAAAGCACAAGTAGAATATTATCAGTATGCTTATGATAGATGCCATTCTTACCCTGACGGGTTCGAACAACTAGATTTGTTGTGGCATGCTATTGATAAAGGTGGTGATTTAAAAGAATCCGAATGGTTTCTAAAAATCAAAGAAGTAAAAGACAAATATCCAAAACCAGAGGGTGGACCTCCAGTTAAAGAGTAAAAATGGCATATATCGGAAATAAACCAACATCTAGTCCGTTTGTAACAGATTCCTATACAGGTTCTGGAACACAAACTGCTTTTTTGAATTTGACCTATGCACCGGCCGCAACATCATCGATTGCGGTCTTTGTAAACGGTGCATATAAAAAACCAACAACGGACTATACAGTAAGTGGTACAACATTAAACTTTGTAACTGCACCGGCTGCAGCTGCATCGATTGTAGTTCTTCATCTAGGTGTTGGTTCTCAAACAACCACAGTAGTTGCCGATGGTGCGATTACACAAGCAAAGTTATCACCCGATATCGATTTTGGTATCAATGCTTTGTTTTTCACGGGTTCATAATAGATGGCAAATACCTATAAAATACTCGGTCAAATTTTACCTGCCGTGAATACTGCTACGAATGTATATTCAACAGGTGCAAATTCGGCCATCATTCAAACAATTTATATTTGTAATCAAGACTCTGCAAATGCAAATGTGGATATCATTGTAAGACCAACAGGTGTGGCACTTGGTAATCAACATTACATTCTACAAAATCAATTAGTAGGTCAAGCAGACACTATAATTTTGAATCTAAATATCACTATGAATTCAAGTGTTGTTCTTGTTGCAAATAATAGATACCGTAGCGGCGAATCAAAAGCAGCTAATGTATCGTTTTCATCATTTGGTGTGGAGATTAATTAATGACAACTGCATATAAACTGCTTGGTCAAATCACACCAACATCAAATACAATGACCAACTTGTATACCACGGCAACTGCCACACAAGCAATCATTGGTACAATCACAATCAATAACTTCTCCGATTCAAATGGTGCATACTCACTAGCAGTAAGACCAACCGGAGATGCTTTTTCAAACACTCACTATATTATTAGAGGCGGCGTAATACCTGCCAGAGAGTTAATTACTATCAAAGGTGCCGTTTCAATGAACGCTGGTGTTGTGCTAACTGCAAACACAAACCTTGGTAGTGTTACATTTAATGCCTACGGTGCGGAGATAACTTAATGTCAGCAGAATTTTTAAATAATAATTTCAATGTTAATACAGTAAGACCTACTGGTTACAAATGGCCGTATGGTTTAAGTGAGGCACCGATAGGTGGTAATGTTATTGTATATTTTGGTGCAACAGAAACATTTACAGTTCCAAGCGGTGTTACATCAATAGATTATCTTGTAGTTGCTGGTGGCGGTGGCGGCGGCGGTGGCCACGGCGGCGGAGGCGGTGCAGGTGGTTTAGTAACAGGTACATCTTTTTCGGTAACACCAGGTGCATCAATTGTAATGACAGTAGGTGCGGGAGGCACAGGTGCTACAGCTGCACCTGGTTATGCGCCAGGAAATGGAGTTGCCGGAGGCAATTCGTCTTTAGGACCATCAATATCCGCAACTGGTGGTGGATTAGGTGGTGGTTACGGAGGTGGTACTAGTTCCGCAGGCACCGGCGGATCAGGCGGCGGCGCTGCTGGCCAAACACCTAGTTCTGGTGCCGCAGGAACTCCAGGTCAAGGAAATACCGGTGGTAATGGAACTCCCGCAGGTAGCGCTGCTGGTGGTGGTGGAGGTGGTGCAAGTGCTGTAGGTGGTAATGGCGGACCAAGCACTGGTGGTAATGGTGGTTCTGGTTCAGCATCCTCAATTACAGGTTCTCCAGTAACCTATGCAGGAGGTGGAGGTGCAGGAATTGGAGTTGCGGCCACGGCCGGTTCTGGTGGTTCTGGTGGTGGCGGTAATGGATGGAGTGGTCCTAATGGTCCGGCATTTGATATGAGTCAACACGGCAATGGCGGATTAGGCGGCGGTGGCGGCGGTGGAACTGGCGGAACTACTAATGTGCCTAGAGGTGGAAATGGTGGTTCTGGTGTTATTATTATAAGATACACACCAACGACTGCTGCTAATGTTACATTTACATTCAAAGGTTCTGGTTCTTGGACTGCACCACCGGGTGTAACATCTGTTGATTATCTCATTGTTGCTGGAGGCGGTTCAGGTGGTTATCGTCATGGTGGTGGAGGCGGTGCAGGTGGTTTGTTAGCCGGTAGTGCATTAGCAGTCACACCAGGAACATCATACACAATTACAGTAGGTGCGGGTGGTACTGGTGTTACCGACCAGGCATCAAATAAAGGTTCAAATGGTAGTAATTCCATTTTCAATTCACTAACTGCAATTGGCGGTGGTCGAGGAGGAATTTTTCCAGGTTCATTACCGGGAGATCCAGGTGGTTCTGGAGGCGGTAATGCATCAGATGGTTCTCCTTTAGCAGGTGCCGCAGGAACTCCAGGCCAAGGAAATGCAGCCGGTTCTACAACATATAGTCCTTCTAACGACCAACGCACATCTTCGGGTGGCGGAGGCGCAGGTGGTGCAGCACAAGCCGCATCAACTTCTACGGCAGGTAATGGCGGTGCGGGTTCTGCATCTTCAATATTAGGAACACCATATACTTTTGCGGGTGGCGGAGGCGGTGCAACATGGACAGATAACACTTCAACAAATGCTGGTGGTAATGGTGGCGCAGGCGGAGGTGGCGGAGGTTCTGTTTCTAGTCGTCTTGGAACTGTTGGATCGGCAGGTACTGGTGGTGGTTCTGCATTGAATAGTGGTGGTAGCGGAACGGCAGTCACAACTCCAGGTGGTGCTTGCACAGGCGGTAACGGCGGAACAAATACTGGCGGCGGCGGTGGCGGCGCATCACAAGGTGATAATGTGTATGGACAAGTTGGTACTGGCGGTACCGGAGGTTCTGGTATCGTTGTCATTAAAACTAATCAAACAGTTGGAGTTCCACCATCAGGTAGTGTCGGCGGATATTTCTTACCATAGATTGTTTTAAATCAAGTGACCCTCTCCACAGGGTCACTAAATAATTTTATCATTAACTGACTGAGAGATTTTAATTATGTCATATATTCTAAATGGACTTTTTCCAACACCTGTTCAACAAGGTAACATTGGTCGTTCTTTCACACAAGAAGAACTGGACTTTATAAAGTTACATTGTGAACCGGATCGTACCTATAAAAATCAAGGCAATACAACAAGTCTTGACAGGTACATATTGAAACAACCTGAAATGAAGAATGTGTTAGAATACATTAATACATCAATTAAAAATTATGTTGCAAATATTATTATTCCAAAAAATCCAGTAGAATTTGTTGTCACACAGTCTTGGTTAAATTATACTAAAGAAGGCGAGTATCACCATAAACATGCTCATCCAAATAGTCTAATTTCAGGTGTATTTTATTTTGATGCGGAATTTGAAAAAGATAAAATCTATTTCTTCAAAGATGGGTATCAACAAATAAAAATACCTACTGATACATTTAACCTTTACACATCAGATTCATGGTTCTTTCAAGTTAAGACTGGTGATATTATGATGTTTCCTTCTAGTCTTACACATATGGTCGAATCTAAAAAAGGTGACAATGTGAGAACTAGTTTAGCATTCAATGTATTTCCAAAAGGTTACATTGGCGAAGAAGAATCACTCACCGCACTCCACCTTTAAATCCCTCTCTGCCCCTTATTGCGGTTGTCGTTTTGACTAAATAGACGATAAAACATAAGGGGTAAAATTTTGGCCGGATTTGTCGAACTCACGCTTGAACAAGGCGCTAATTTCAATACAGTTCTTGACCTGAAAGATTCTGCCGGTGGCATTTTAAATCTTGCAGGTTACACCGTTGCCGCTCAAATGCGGAAATCCTATTACTCAACAACCGCAACAAATTTCACAATTACTGTTACGGATGCTGCAGCTGGTCAAATCACCATGTCTATGAATTCTGCAAATACTGCCAATGTAACACCTGGCAGATATGTTTATGATGTATTGATTACAAGTGGCGCAAGTGTTAAAACAAGAATCATTGAAGGAATCGTCACAATTCTTCCATCGGTTACGAGGTAATATATGGCAGGAAATGAAGCATTAGTTGTAACAGTAAGACCCACAAAAACAGTTGTTTCTTCTGTTACTATTGCACCAACCACTTCTGTATCATTAGGAAATTTGACAAATGTGGACGCATCTGACCCAAATGATGGAGAGGCTTTGGTTTACGAAGCATCAACAGCAAAGTATGTTGTTAAACCAGTCTCAATAGATTCAAATAATATCACCAATATACAAGGTGGAACTTTTTAAATAAGGAAAAGAAATGGCAAATACAGTCATTCAACTAAAATTTTCTGAAGTAACTTCAGCGCCAACAACACTCAATGTTGCTGAACCTGCATATTCAAATACTTCGGGTAAATTATTCGTAGGTGGCACTAATCTGGCACCTATTCTTATTGGTGGTAAATATTATGTAGACCGTGTCGATGAAGCAACAAGTGCCAATACCGCCAATGTAATTGTTAAGAGAGCATCAGATGGTGGATTCTCAGCATCATATGTTCGTTCTGCATTATTTGGTAATGCGAATACTGCGACTGCATGGCAGACCGCACGAACAATTGGTGTCTCTGGTGATGCAAATGGTACTGTCTCTGTTGACGGCACAGCAAATGCAAATATACCATTAACACTTGGTTCAACAGGTGTTTCTGCCGGCACATACGGTGGTGGATCACAAATTCCTACATTTGTTGTTGATACAAAAGGTAGATTAACTTCTGCGGCCAATGTGTCCGTTGCAACAGGTTTAAGTATTGCAGGCGATTCTGGTACAGACACGCTCACACTATTATCCGAAACACTAACATTTGTTGGTGGTGATGGTATTACATCTGTTGTTGTTGCCGCAAATAATACTGCTAAATTTGACCTTGATAACACCGTTATTCGTAACTCTGGTGCTCAAGCAATTACTGGTGACCTTGCTGTTACGGGTAACTTAGTTGTTATCGGTTCATCTATTACACAAAATGTAACCACAATCACAACAACCGATTCTCTAATTGAATTAGCCGCAAACAATGCTGCTGATGCATTAGATATTGGCTTCTTTGGTTCTTATGTAAGTTCGGGCACCAAATATACTACATTGTTCCGTGATGCATCTGATTCAGGTAATTACAAACTCTTAACTGATGGTACAGAAAAACCATCTGTTGGTAATACAGTCAATGTGCAAGCATTCTCTACTGCAACTCTTGTTGCCAATATAACAGGTGGTACAGTTTCAGGATTGACTGCTAATATTGCAATCTCTGATGGTGGTACAAACGCCAACTTCTTACCAACTGGCAACTTAGTATTCTTCAATGGTACTCGTTTAGCGGGTATTGCAAACACAGGTACTGCTGGTGCATATGGTGCTGCAACTCATGTTCCAGTCCTAACAACTGATGCATATGGTCGTGTTTCTGCGGTTTCAAATACTGCAATTGCTATTGACACAGCTGCTGTAATCTCTGGTACATTACCAATCGCTCGTGGCGGTACAAATCAAACATCATATACAACTGGTGCGATGTTGCAATTTAACGGCACAAGTATCGGATCACTTGCGAATACAGGTACTGCTGCTACATATGCTAATGCATCACATGTTCCAGTTATCACAACCGATGTTTATGGTCGTGTATCCGCAGTAACGAATACTGCAATTGCAATTGACACTTCACAAATTACTTCAGGTACATTAGGTGTTGCAAGAGGTGGTTCTGGTGCAAGTTCATTTTCAACTAAAGGTGTTATTGTTTCCGATAACTCATCTGGTACAGGCGCTCTCTCTGCATTGACTTCTGCAACCGAAGGTCATGTGTTACAAATTAATGCTTCTGGTGTTCCAACATTTGCACACCTTAATGGTGGTTTTTTCTAAGATTATGAAAGGTCTTTATTATGAACGATATAAAGTTTTTAGAGAAGTATAATGAATCTGCACTTGATAATTTTGTTGCCGTTGTAAAACAAAACATTTTATTTCAAGCACAAGTTGCCTATCTGTCTGAGCAAGTTGCTCACACAGATGAATTAAGAAAACAAATTTTTGATTTTGAGCCGGTGAAAGAAGCTTTGGTTAAACTGAGAGATGAAAACATTGGTTTAACACAAGAGCTAAATAATAAGATTAATATAATTGAGGGTGCAAATAAGTCAGATGCCGAAAAGTATCGTTTACAAACTTCTCTGAATGAACAGAGCCGTGAGATTGAACGATTGAATAACGGACTATCTGCTTTGCAAGAACAGTTAAAAGAACAAACAGAATATATTGCAAAGTTGGAAGATATGTTACCAAAGATTGCAAAGAAAAAATTAGGCATCACTCAAGAAACGATTGTAGAGGAGACACCATCAGAAGTTACCTTTGATAATGAAGAAACAAAAACATTATCTAAAGGCGGATCCTTCTAAATGGCAAACACAGTAATTGCACTACGACAATCTGGTGCAACGAGTAATACTCCTTCTCTAGGCGTATTGGCAAACGGCGAGTTATCTCTTAACTACGCTGATAGTATTCTATACTTTAAAACGGCCTCAAACACACTAGGATCAATTAGGACCACACAACCCGCAGGTCTGACAACAGAGGTTCAGTTCAATGATGCAGGTTCATTTGGTACTGATTCCAATTTTACTTATAATAAAACTACCGACATTCTTACGGTTGTCGGTGGCGTTATTGCTGCAGGTATCAATGTTGCTTCTGCAATTTCTTCTAATTCTGCACATTCGGCCTCTGCATATAACCAAGCGAACTCTGTTTACTTACCATCAGTTACTCGTTTAGATGTAACTCATTCTGGTTCGAGCGCTTATTTAATTGACCAATATACAGGAAACAATCCAGAACTTTACATACGAGCAGGTGAAACTCTTGCTTTTAATTTAGCGGTAACAGGTCATCCATTTTTAATTCGTGTTTCAAGTGGAGGAGCTCAATACAATACTGGTCTTACTCATGTAACAACCACAGGTACTGTTACAACAGGATCTAACGCTCAAGCTCAAGTAACAGGCACATTATATTGGAAAGTACCTGCTGAACTAGCAGGAAATACTTATGTTTATCAATGTTCAATTCATGGTGGTATGGTTGGTAACATTGTTATTGAAAGACCAAATCAAGCAAATTCTGCTGCTGTGTATGCAAATTCTGCGTTTGATAAAGCTAACTCCGCAAATGTAACCGCAGAGTCATCATTTTCTAAGGCTAATACTGCCGATGTAACCGCAGAAGCATCTTTTAGTAAAGCAAATTCTGCCAATGCAATTGCACAAGCATCATTCAATTCTGCCAATACAAATGCAAACACAATATCGATTTCATTCACTCATGCAAATGGTGCCTTCGATAAAGCAAATTCTGCAAATGTATTAGCACAAAATGCCTATAACTTTGCAAATACCATATCGGGTGGAGCTGCAATCGATAATGTGGCTAGAGCTTCAGCCAATTCTGCAACTATTTTAGCACAAGCGGCATTTAATCAAGCAAATACTGCAATTGCAGCTGGAAGTGGTGATGCATTAGCATTTGCAATTGCACTAGGATAAATAACAATTATGGCAACTCCATCAACAAGAACACAATTTAAAGATTACTGTATGCGCCGTCTAGGTTGGCCGGTGTTGCAGATTAATGTCGATGACGACCAAGTAGAGGATCGTATTGACGATGCACTATCATTTTTTAATGACTATCATTGGGATGGACTTGAAAAAATTTATATGAAACACAAGATTACAGACCTTGATAGGTCACGCCGTTGGATTTATTGTCCAGATGCGGTAACATCTGTAACTGGTGTTTTGCCTTTCAATGACTCAAATTCTTCCGTTAATATGTTTGATTTGCGTTACCAATTGCGTTTGCACGACTTATACGATTTCACATCGGTAAGTTATGTTTCATATGAAATCACAATGCAACATATTCGTTCATTGCAATTATTATTTTCTGGTACACCTCAGTTCCGTTTTAATCGTCACCAAAACAAAGTATTTTTAGACATTGATTGGGATAGAGATTTACAAATAGGTGAGTATGTTATTATCGAATGTTATCGCAAATTGGTACCTGATACAATCACATTGACTGGTAGTGTTACCGGCAACACAACATCAAATACGATTATTGGATATGGTACTAGATTTGACCAAGAAGTATTAGAAAATGATATCATTACTATTGGTAGTGAATCTAAACAAATTCGTCATATCAATTCTGCCACAGAAATGACAGTAATCGATCCAATGACTACCGTGGTTAGCAATGTTACAGTCACAACTGCGGGCATCTCTGATGTTTGGAATGACCGAACATTGAAGAAGTATGCAACTGCTCTCATCAAAAGACAATGGGGTGAGAACTTGAAAAAATTTGGTGGCATACAAATGCCGGGTGGTGTTACATTAAACGGTAAAGAGATATGGGATGAAGCGCAAGCCGAAATCGATAAGATAGAAGAAGATATGCATAACTACAATAGTCTTCCTAGTGAAATCTTTACTGGATAATGAATGCCAACAAATTTTTACTTCAATAATTTTCCTTCTCAACAAATTACTCCCGAGCAATTGCTCGTTGAGGATTTGGTTATTGAAGCCATGCAAATCCATGGCATGGATGTTTTTTACCTTCCGAGAACTAGTCGTGACCAAGTAGATTACCTCTATGGTGAAGATACTCTCAAACAATATGTAACTGCATATTCATTAGAAATGTACCTTGAAAATGTATCAGGTATGGATGGCGAACAAGACTTTATTTCTAAATTTGGACTTGAAATCCGTGATGAACTTACTTTATTAGTTTCTCGCCGTAGATTCAAATATGCAACAGGTTCATCTAATCTATTGAACCCGAGAGAAGGTGATTTAGTTTATATTCCTTTAGTTCAAAACTTTTTTGAAATTACCTTTGTAGAAAACGAAAACGACCAAGCAATGTTTTACACATTAGGTCGTGGGCGTGGCGGTAATGTTTATGTTTATGCATTAAGAATGAAACAGTTTGTATTTTCTAATGAGATTATTGCAACTGGTATTGAAGAAATTGATGAACAGATTAGAGATAATTATGCAAGAAGTCAATTGAATATGAGTTTGACAATTGGTACGGGAACATACCTTGCCGATGAAGTAGTATTCCAGTCTCCAGATAGAACATTGGCAAATGCAACTGCAACCGCTATTGTTCACACATGGACAAAAGGTGCAACCAGAAAACTGGATGTGTATCGTGTAATTGGTTCGTTTGCCAATTCATCAAACACTATTGGTGCAACAAGTGGTGCATATTACACTACGGCAGGTCTGATTAGTGATACTGCCTTTGATGATAGTCCTTTTGAAGATATTATTGATAACTCCAGAATTGAATCTGAATCGGATTCAATCATCGACTTCACAGAAGTTAACCCATTTGGTGAACCATAATGCTTGGTAAAGAACATTATTATAACAGAACAATACGAAAAGTTGTTACCGCATTTGGAACACTTTTCAATGACATTTACCTTCTTAGATATAATAAGGCAGGCACATCTACATACGAAAGAATTAGAGTGCCATTAGCATATGGTTCTAAAGAAAGATATCTAACTCGTATTACATCAGACCCAACATTGACAAAATCTGTTGCTGTTGTTTTACCTCGCATTTCATTTGAAATGACAGGTATGAGTTATGATTCAAGTAGAAAATTACCTACTACAATTCGTAATTTTTCTGCGAATAATGCATCTTCGGTAAAAACACAATATGTTCCTGT